ACCAGGAGGTATGCTCGCATAATGGCTACGTTTCCTTCAATAAAACCTACATACGGACAACAAAAAAGATCCGCACCAGCTACTCGTACCATTCGTTTTGCTGACGGGTTTGAACACAGAATATTATTTGGATTAGCAGAACATCAAAATCCAAAAGTTTATAATTTTACTTTCAATGTATCAGAAACAGAAGCCGACACTATAGAAACCTTTCTTGATGCTCGTGCAGAAGATTCTGACAGTTTTGATTTTACTGCTCCAGGAGAAGCTACTTCACAGAAGTTTGTTTGCGAAGCATGGTCAAAATCAATACCATATAACAATAGGGCAACAATTCAAACAACATTTAGAGAAGTTTTTGAACCATGAGTACTGCTCCTATTATTACTGATCTTCAAAAGATCAATCCTTCAGCAATAATTGAACTTTTTACTATTACAACTGAAGCTGCGATACATGGATCAACGGCTACTTATAGATTTCATGCTGGTACAAATAGAGTAGGAAATGGAGATATTATCTGGGCTGGTAATACTTATATAAAAATGCCAATACAAGCAGAAGGTTTTGCTTTTCAAAAAGGACAATTACCTAGACCTACATTAACTATTAGTAATGCTCTTGGAACTATTACTGCTATTTTGTTAAATGTAAACTCCACAACTACAGGTAATGATCTGACAGGAGCTACAGTTACAAGAATTAGAACTTTAGCTAGATATTTAGATTCAATAAATTTTCCAGGAAATACTAATCCATTGGGAACACCAGATCCTACAGCAGAGTTTCCTCAAGAAATATATAAAATTGATAGAAAATCATCAGAAAATAGAGAAACAGTAATATTTGAACTTGCAGCAGTTTTTGATCTTGCTGGTATTCGTGCTCCTAAAAGACAATGCACTAGGACAGAGTTTCCTTCAATTGGTACGTTTATAGCATGAATTGGAAAGAAGAAGCACTTGTTCATGCGAAAGACCAAGATCCTAAAGAGTCTTGTGGTTTGTTGTTAAATATTCGAGGAAAAGAAAAATACTATCCTTGTCGTAATCTTTCAATGACAGATCATCAATGTTTTATTATTGATCCAGAGGATTATGTAAAGGCAGATAATACAGGAGAGATAACAGCCGTAATTCATAGTCACCCTGTAACACCTCCTGCACCTAGTCAGGCAGATCAGATTAGTTGTGAGCAAAGTAAACTTCCGTGGCATATTGTTAATCCAAAAACAGAGACATGGGGATATTGTGAACCATGTGGTTATAAACCACCGTTATTGGGAAGGCCATGGGTTTGGGGTGTTACTGATTGTTGGTCGTTAGTAAAAGATTGGTATAAAGAAGAAAAAAATATTGAGCTAAGAGATTGGGATAGACCTACAACCCCAGAAGAATTTATATTGAATCCTTTGTTTGAAAGTTGTGCTTGGAGAACTGGATTTAGGGAACTAAGGCCAGATGAAAAACTTATGAATGGTGATGCACTATTAATGTCTATTGGGTCTGCTGGTTTAAATCATGTAGCTATTTTTTTAGATGGAGATGTTTTACATCATTTAACCGATAGACTATCTTGTAGAGAGCCTTATTCTCAATGGTTATTGAAATGTACAGGAGGGAGGTATCGTTATGTTGCGTAAACTAAAACTGTATGGTGAGCTTGCAAAGTTTGTAGGTCATAAAGAATTTGAAATACAGGTAGATAGTCTTGCCAAAGCGGTTAGTTTTCTCGTTAATAATTTTCCGCAAGTAGAAAAATATATGAATCCTAAATATTATCAGGTAAAGGTTGGTAATTATGCGGTAAATGAAGAAGAGATACATCACCCAATAGGGCAAGAAGATATACATATTGTTCCTGTTATTAGTGGTGCTGGTAGAGGTGCTGGAAAAGTCTTAATAGGTGCTGCCCTTATTGCAGGTGCTTTTATATTAGGCCCTACTGGTTTTATGACCGCTTCATCAGCAAGTTCTACTGCTGCTGTGACAACAGGTACAGTTCTAGCAAAATCAGCCGTATATCTTGGAGCAAGTTTAGCTTTATCAGGTGTCGTTGATATGTTGTTTCCTTTGCCTAAACAACCAGAATTTAGTTCTGAACAAGATCCTAGAATATCATTTGGATTTTCTGGTACGCAAAATACATCACGAGCAGGTACTCCCGTTCCAATAGTTTATGGAGAGATAGTTACGGGATCAGTTGTTATAAGTGGTGCTGTTGATACTCAACAGGTACAAGCATGACAAAAGCACCAAAAAAAATTATTGGTTCTGGTGGTGGTAGTCCTCCCGCTCCACCTCAACCAACCAGAGCACCTGATACTTTACATAGTAGACAGTTTGCTACTTTTCTTGATCTTATTTCTGAAGGAGAAATTGAAGGTTTTGCTACCGCTTCAAAAGAAAGTAGAACAAAAGGAACTACTGCATATAATAATGCTGCACTAAAAGATGTATTTTTAAACGATACCCCTGTTTTAAAAGCATCTGCTGATTCAACTAATCCAGCTACGACTGATTTTAATTTCCAAGATGTAACATTTAATCCTAGATTTGGAACGTCAGGTCAGACGAAAGTTGAAGGAATTGAAAGTAGTTCCTCAATTACAGCAGTAGGAGTTACTGTTACTCAATCTTCTCCTGTTACTAGGCAAATAACAAATTCAAATGTTGATGCGGTAAATGTAACTATAACCTTCCCACAATTACAAAGAGCAACAGATCAAGGAGATTTATTAGGTTCTTCTGTTCAATTAAAAATAGCAGTTCAATATAACTCTGGTGGTTTTACTGATGTTATTGATGACACTATCACAGGTCGAAGTGCTGATGCCTACCAAAGAGATTACAGGGTAAATCTTACGGGTGCTTTCCCTGTTGATATAAGAGTTACAAGAGTAACAGCAGATAGTTCAACTTCAAGTCTTATAGATGCTTTTACATGGACAAGTTTCGGTGAGATTATTGATGATGCTAATACTTATGCTAATAGTGCTTATGCTTCTCTTAGGTTGGACTCCATGCAGTTTCAATCAATACCTACAAGAAAGTATCGTATTAGAGGAATAAAAGTAAGGATTCCAGGAGCAGGTGCTAGTGGATCTGGCACTCCAACTGTTGATGCTAATACTGGTCGAATTATTTATCCAACTGGATATATTTTTAATGGAGTTATGGGTGCTGCTCAATGGTGCTCATGTCCTGCGATGGTCTTATTAGACTTACTTTTAGACACACGCTATGGATTTGGAAATCATATAACAGAAAGTTCTCTTGATCTTTTCTCTTTTGTTACTGCCAGTAAGTTTGCAAATACGTTGGTATCAGATGGATTTGGAGGACAGGAAGCTAGATTTAGTTGTAACGTAAACATTCAATCATCGAGTGAAGCATTTAATCTCATAAATGAACTGGCAGGTGTTATGAGATGTATGCCAATATGGGCTGCTGGTAGTATTCAACTTGCACAAGATAGTCCAAAAGATGCAAGCTATTTATTTAACTTAGCTAACGTAACTTCAGAAGGATTCAGTTATTCGGGGAGTGGATTAAAAACAAGAAATACTGTAATTTCTGTTTCTTATTTCAATATGGATAGTAGAGAAATAGATTATGAAGTTTACGAAGATACTGCTTCTATAGCAAAGTTTGGAGTAATTATTAAACAGGTAAAAGGATTTGCCTGTACATCAAGAGGACAAGCCAGAAGATTAGCAAAAGCTATTTTATTTGCTGAACAAAATGAAAGTGAGGTAGTTGCATTTGCGACCTCTATAGATTCTGGTGTTGTTGTAAGACCTGGTGCTGTTATCGATATTGCTGATCCCGTTCGTTCTGGTGTTCGTAGAGGAGGAAGAGTTACTGCTGCAACAACGACCCAAATAACTGTAGATGATACTGCTGCGACAGATTTACCTACATCAAACAATCCAACATTAAGTGTGGTTTTACCAAATGGAACAGTAGAGACTAAAACTGTTCAATCTATAGCTGGTGCTGTAATCACAGTTGCTTCTGCTTATTCTGATACTCCAAATGTAAATACTGTTTGGCTTTTACAGAATGATACAGTTCAAGCTCAAAAATTCAGAGTAATAACAGTAGAAGAATCTGATGGTATAAATTATGCGATTACTGCTTTGTCTTATGTAAATGAAAAATATTCATTTATAGAAGATGGTGCAAGTTTGCCAGCAAGAACAGTATCAATACTTAATCTTCCGAAAAATCCTCCATCTTCATTACAGGCTGAAGAGAAAATTGTTGTTATCAATAATCAAGCTGTATCTAAATTAATTGTTAGTTGGCAACCTATTGTCGGTGTTACGCAGTATCAGGTTAACTATAGGTTTAATAATGGAAACTTTGTATCACAGACAGTATCTTCTCCTGATTTTGAGATATTTAATAGTGATGTTGGAACGTATGAATTTCAAGTCTTTAGTTACAATGCTGCATTACAAACAAGTGCTACTTCTGCTGATTTAACATTCGTTGCACAGGGTAAAACTGCTTTACCAGGAAATGTAACTGGACTTTCAGCAGAACCAATTAGTTCTAAATTAGTAAGATTACGTTGGAATTTATCTACTGATGTTGACGTTATTCATGGTGGTCGTGTTTATGTAAGACACTCTACACTTACAGATGGTAGTGGAACTTTTGCAAATAGTACTGATTTAATTCAAGCATTAGCTGGTAATACGACAACTGCGGAAGTGCCATATCTTGAAGGCGAATATATTTTAAAGTTTCAAGATGATGGAGGTAGGTTCTGTTCTGGAGAGACAAGTGTAATTCTTGACTTGCCTGATAACTTAGCTCCTTTAATTGCTTTAACAAGAAGGGAAGATCAAGATAGTCCAAAATTTCAAGGTACAAAAACTAATGTCTCTTTTGATGCAACTACAAATAGTTTAAATTTATCTGGTACTGGTTTATTTGATGCAATAACTGATTTTGATTTAGTTGGTTCTATTGATGATTTTGGAGGTATCTCTTCATCAGGTACTTACGAATTTGGTGGATCTGCTGGTAGTTCTTTCTTGGATTTAGGTGCTGTATTTAGTGTAGATTTTAAACGACATTTTTTAACTGAAGCATTTTTCCCTTCTGATTTGTTTGATTCCAGAGGTTTAATTGATAGCATTACAGATTTTGATGGTACAGAAGCTCTTGATGTAAATGCTGAAATGCAAGTTGCAGTCACACAGGACAATCCTAGTAGTGGATCTCCAACTTATACTGCATTTCAAACTTTTGCTAATGGTACTTATAAAGGAAGAGGTTTTAAATTTAAAGTAAATCTTACAAGTAACGACACAGCACAAGATATAAAAGTTTCACAGCTAGGCTATACAGCATCTTTACAGAGAAGGACAGAACAAGGTAATCTAACAGCAAGCGGAGCAGGAGCTAAAGCTATTACCTTTACTCACCCGTTTTTTGTTGGTACATCTTCTATTCTTGGAGCAAATACTAATTTACCCTCTATTGGTATTAACGCACAG